CCTCGAACTGGTCCAGCTCCTCGAACCAAACCACCGCGCAGTATCCCTTCGTGAACTTGACGCCCTTCAGCTTCAGAGGGTCGTCCGCGCCTCTGAAAACGATGCGCTGCCCGGTAGGGATGTACGTGATCTCCATGGGAGAAATCTTCGCCTTGAAATACGCTTCGAGGCCAAGTGAAGAAATCGCCCAGATCACTTGGTGGAAGACGGAATCGCGCAACGTGTTTCCGAAGCGCCTCACCACCACCGCGTTGGAGAAGGGGAAGGCCACGATCAGCAGCACGATGCAAAGCGAAATGAAGGAAGACTTCGTGGAACCACGCCCGCCGTGCAACCAATAGTTCGTGTGCCCATGAGCCATCACATCGCCGAGAACATCGTGAAAACGGGGAATGACGAGCTCCGAAGCGTTAATCTCAGACATCGCCATCCCCATCGTTCGCTACCCTGACCTCGACGCCCAGCGAGATATGCGGAACGTCGTCGGTCGTTGAGTCGCCCTTGCGGGTCGTCTGTGCAAACTCGTCCGGGTAGCGCCGTTCGAGCAACCAAGCGGCCGCAGTCCACTGCGGGTTCTTCTCACGCGTCGCGGTCGCCTTGATGGTCTCGAGCAGCTCGCCCTTGTACTCGGCCTCGGCCCTTTTTAGAGACTCCTTTAACGCCCGATGCAGCTTGCATGTCGGCTTCTGCAGCCAGCGGTAGAATGTGGTCTCGGATATGCCGAGCGCCGCTATGATGTCGGCGTTGCTGAGGCCGTTGCGCTTCAGCTCCGCGGCATGCTCTACGAGCTCTTGTGTGATCTTCGGTTTAGCCATGACAACAGCCTCCTTTCTATCGGAGACATTGTCTTGCGTGGTCACAAAGTCGAGCCTGCATCACGTGCGCGTTTGCTGGGCAATCCATGCTCGCGGCTCAGCCTGGAATTGGCCTGTCGCAGCTGCGCGTACTTGCGCCTGGCTTCTTCGAGTTCCGGGCCTTCCTCGCACCCCGCCGCCTCGAGCTGTAAAAGCTCGTTGTAAGCTTCTTCCTCAGCCACATGCCCGCGTTCGGTGCATAGCGGGCACATCCCGCTCTGCCGGTTGATGCGCACACCGATAGCTCCACACTCCGGGCACGTGCGTTTCACCTTCAAGCTAACGCGAATCCTCGAAGCATGCGCCTCGATAGCCCTCAGCGTTCGCCTTACACCACATTCGCGTTCTATCGCCTCTTGAACCGCGCGGACGCCCTCATGACAATGTTCGCGTATAAGCGATTCCTGTTTCATAGTCCAGGGCTTCATAGTTACAGCTCCACATGATCCGCCAAGTCGCGCATGAGCGTCGCACAATATGGCTTCCAGTCCACACCGAAAGCAGCGCACACGTTGAAAAGGATGTCGTAGCATCCTTTAATCGTCTCGGTGATCTCGTCGGCGATGCTCTCCTGAATAGTGATCTCGTCACGGTTATCCATGCTAAAGTCTCCTTCGTTCACGCCCCGCAGCCGCATGCGCCATTCGGGGCAACGTTTTCTCAGATGGCTGCCTGATTCCGATTCCTTGCCCCGCGTCCCGCGCCCTTGTCGCGCATGCGAGGTCATGAAGTCTTGATTTGGCATATCCACTCTTCTCTTCCTTGAGATAGAAGTATTGGCGCGGGGCAGCGGGGCAAAGGGGCGTTCGCTTATTCACCTGCGCTTTTCTCTGCCCCGCATGCCCCTCACTTCTCCCTGAACATTCGGTACTTGTCGCCCGGCTTCCTGCCGTGGATGCGCGCGGGCTCGCCCACACCCAAGTATGGGTCGCCGGCTTTGTAGCGCCCGTCGTTGGCGGTACGGAAACCGAAGCGCGAGCACACGAACTGACTGAACCTGTGCTGCTCGAACGGCCTGCAGCCAAGATCATGCTTTGCGAAATCGCAGTAGCGCCAGTACCACACCTCGACATTGGGCAGGAACAGAAACTCCTCCCGCGAATGAGCCGAGCAGAAAGCCAACACCGAGTTGCTGTTCTCTTGGGCCTCCTTTAGGGCGCGTCGTGAATACTCGGTTTCGGTCATGCCCTCGTTCTCCATGATGCGCCTCAGACCTTCAATGCCCAGATGAATCATCCATTCAGCAGCTTGCTCGGTTCTCAGCTTCTCCGCCAGCTCAACGTCGCGCCCGCTCTCGTCCTCGCCGAAGTTGGCGTTAAACGGCACCGGGTGCCAGCGGCGCATGCTGCCGTGGCTTGTGTCGCCGAAGGTGGGCGGCTCGTTGCTCGTGGCGATGATGGTGCAGAACAGCTTGGTGTTGTACGGGTCCTTGCCCTTCTGCTCCACACGTACCGCCTGGCCGGTCACAATCTTCTTCACCACGCCGATGACGCCTTTCGGCACGCTCATCGGCGGCTGGTCGTCCGCTATCACCGCGAGCTTCCCGACCGCCAGCTGCATGTTGAAGCCGGTCGTGAAGTCGTCGAGCATGAGTGATGCCGCGTTGCGCTCGCCTATCATCCACACGATCGAGTCGATGAAGGTCGATTTGCCGTTCTGCCCCTCGCCGTAAAGCCAGACCGCTGACGCGCGGTCGTCGGCGAAGCGGGACATGCACAACCCGTAGATTTCCTCCAGGTTGGCGCGTACCTCCGTCTCGCCGCAGCTCACTCCGTCAAGCAGGGCTTCGACCGCCTCGTTGGGCGCGGCATTTTCGTTCCAGTTGTGCGGTATCACCACAGGGACTATGCCCTTGCCCATCTCGGCGAATTCGGCCGAACCGATGAGGTCGCCCGTGCCCACGTCGAGGATCCCGTTCTTGAAGGCGATGTACCGGTTCGTCGCAATCGGGCGCTGTGGCGCCAGGTATTTCAGCGTGCAGCACGCCTCCTTGCGTGTGCGGTCCTGGCACGGCGGATCGGCTGCCAGCATCGCCCTGTGCATGGCGTCCCAGCCGAAGGCGAATGATCCGTCCTCCATCGGGATGCACGGGGCTCCACCGGCCATGACCATTCCGCGCGCCAGCAAAGCGTTGACCAGCTGAACATGTCGGGGCACTCGCTCCTCGAGGTCCCTGTCGTCTACGATCCTAGCCAATCAGACCACCCAGCACTTCCTTGGCCTCCGGGTACGTGAGCGAGTCGCGTTCCATGATGTAGGCCAGCGCATCCCCGCAGTTGCCGGCATGCGCGTCGGAGAAGCAGTAGTACGAGTTGCTCGCAGGGTAGAAGCTGAAGCAACCCCTGTGACCGCAGATGGGGCACGTCGGGAAATCGATGCGGTCCGTCGACGCATGGCCGTTCTCGCCGGTGTCGGCTTGGATCAACCCCAACAGATCAAACGTTCGCAGCGCGTCGGAGATGTGCACCTCGCCGCGCTTCATCTTGCGTCTGCGCCCGCGGATCTGCAATGGCTTCTCGGGTTCAGGCTTCTTGGCGAATGACGCCATCTTAGCCACGTCGCACAGCTCACCGTCATTGGCCATCCAGCACGGCCACACCTCGCCGCCGCTCCCGTAATACAGGCGAACCAGATCCTTGCATGCTGAGTCGGCTTCGGGGAACAACGCGAGTAGTCCCACGTTGGCAGCCTTCATCGCCGCCGGATCGGTCACGGGTTCGGACAACAGGAACACCATGCGGAAGCGCGGATGCTCTAGCGTGCTGCTGAAGGTGAAGTACAGCGCCATGGGCGGAAGCCCCGCATCGTAAGCTCGCTGCACGGCATCCATCGGGTCGATGTAGCCTAGCTCGCCCGACTCCAGATCGCGTTTGACTACCTTGTTGTCAGCATCGCGCAACGGCTTGCCGTCGTCGTCCAGCACGTCAGTCTTGTTATCGAAATCGGCAGCGGCCAGCTGCTGCCCCACCCAATTGCTCTGCTTGAAACCCTTTCCGTCGAGCATGCCAAATTGAAACGAATGCCCGCACGCAATGGCGGCGCACAGCCTCGATTCGGTCATGGTCTCCGCCCTCAGCCTGTTGCGCACGGCGCCAGCCATGCCCTCGGGCTTGCTGTCGTAACCCATGGGATCCAGCATCACCGCGAACTCGTGCTCGGGCGGTGCCTGGTATGTCACGCTAACTTGTTCCATGCTCCACCCCCAACAGCTCGTTAATGATTCGCGCCGCATCCTCGGGCGCGCAAAACAGGAAGGTCGCACCGTAACGCTCCTCCATGGTGGCGCACGCCTTGGCAAGCCTATCGCCCTTCAAGCGGCGCTTGGCCTGTACGCGCTGCGCGAAGTCTTCCTGTGATTCCATCCACCCGGCCAGATCGGACAAACTGCCGACGCCGTCGCCGTTCTCGACCAGGACGTAGAGCTTGCACCCTGCATCGCGCGCCCCGACGAGCTCCCGGCGGAAGCGCGCGTGCTCCTGATCGATGTCGTACGCCAGCTCCGCGATCGACGCCTTGGTGTCCACCGCCACCTCGGGCGGTAGGCAGTAGTCGCCGAACGCGATCTTCGAGCGCACGAGGGCGAAGCCGTTGCGGCTCCACCACTCGCGCTTGTGTTCGTGCTTGTCCTTGTGCTGCCGGGTGTCTTCCAACAGCACCTTCGCCATGATTAGTCGAAGGGCAGGTCGTTGTCGTAAACCGACGTGGGCGGACGGTTGTCGTCGAAGGGCACGGCTGTACCAGTACCCGAGGGCACCGACTTGCGGGAGTCCTTGCGCGGCGGCAGCTTGTAATCGCCGTTGCGGATGTCCTGCGACGCGTAGACGCCCACCACGTTCAGACGCTCGCGGTCCTCGCCCCTGTCGTTCGTGTAATCCTCGATCTGGACCACGATGCCAAGCTCCAGGCCCACGAGGGCGCGCTCGTCGGAATGCACCTGCCAGTTGGCGATGCTGAAGCGGGGGTTGCTCTCCTCGAGGCGCGAGAGGAACGCCTTGAACATGCCCTCGGCCGTCTGCTTGTACGAGCGCACGAAGCGATGCGCCCACGGGTTCTTCTTCCCGAAGTCATCGGAATAGAAGCCCGCGTGCTCGCCCTCGGCGATGTCATACACGATGTTGAGGTACTCCTTTTGCGGGACGTCCTCGACGCCCACGATGCGGATCACGTAGCCGCCGGCAGGCAGCTTCTCGAAAGGCGTGCTCTCTTCCACGCCGGCCCAGTTGAAAGGTTTCATGTTATTCCTCCTCGGAGGTAGTAAGTTGGTTGTTCGGTTCGCCCAGCAAAAGCGCCTCGACGCCGCCGAGCTGGTGCAGGATGGGTGCTACCATCTCGGGGTTGCACCCGCGCACCTGCGTGTTCTTGTACTTCTGCCCTGTGAAGCGGATGCCGGGCACCGTCATGCCGCTGTCCATGAACATCGGCGTGCCGGCAACGTTCTCGACGTAGTCTTCCCATTTCGGGTCGACCTTCACCGTCTCGGCGATCGCCTCGGGCATTTCGGTTTCCAGGAAGCCGATGGCCTCGGCCATGCGCTCGGGTCTCACCGACTTCTCGATTGTGGCGAAGCCATAAGTCAGCGCGAAGTCCTCGAAGGCGGCCTTATCCTCGACCGTCCACTTCGTACTCGTCAGCACCACGATGTGATCGCCCACGCGCATGCCGCCGAGCTTGAGCGCCCGCTTAGTCACGCCATCGTCGTCGAATGCGGCACGCAGGTCTGCGTCGGCCTCGGCTCGCACCTCGTCCAGGCGCTTCTTCACGAGCTTTTGAAGGGCGGTGAGCACCGCCAATTCCTCGTTAAGCCGCATGTTTCTCGCCTCCCCGGATGGGCTTCATGCCCCAGAAGTCGCGGATGACGCGGTCTACTTCGAAGAGGTTGTTGGGAATCATCCGCTCATCGAACATATTGAGCGGAGTCTTCGAGATTCCATGCTCGTTAGTGAAAAAGACATGCTTCCCATCGACGATGTCGCACTCCAGGATGATGTCGAAAAGACCCTCGACACATAACTGGTTATCCAACATTTTGCCGATGGTCTGCGGTTTCGAGCTACCGTCCTCAGCAAACTGAGGATGGTGCAGAAAATAGACCACCGTGTCGTCGTCAGTCTTGGCGGCCGCGTCGAGCAGCGTCTGGAACGATAGGGCCATGGTCACGAACTTCTCGTAGCCACGTTCCTTCGCATGCCGGAATGCGTCGAGCTGCATCAGGTAGGTCGAGTCGTCGATCACGTAGCACTTCGACTTGTTCGCCACCAG